ATCCGGGTCTGGAGATCCGCAAGCTGGCCGCGGCCGTGGCTGCGTTTGTCCACCAGCAGCGCTGGGGGCTGCCTGTCGGGCCGGCCGATGTGCTGGGGGCCTGGCCCGATGACTTCGACCCGAACCTCGAGCAGTACGAGTGCTGGCGGATCGAATGGCAGCAGGTCATCCACCTGGGCGAGAGCGTCTGGCACGATGAGGGCGTCACGCCCGAGCCGGTGCTGTCGTGGGCGCCCGAGATCGGCGCGGGCCATGAGGCCGATTACGAGCCGGTGGTGCGCCACACGGTATCCGACGCCCTGTCTGCTGGCCCGGTGGCTGGTGCCGACCAACCTGCTGGCGCCCCCCCGTTGGCCGGAGGTCAGCCATGAACGCCTACGCGTTGGCCGAAATCGACCGTGTGCTGGCCAACCTGCTGCGGCTGGGCACGGTGGCCGCGCTGGATGTGGCCGAGGCCCGGGTGAAGGTGGACATCGGCGGGCTGATTACCGACTGGCTGCCCTGGGTGACGGGCCGGGCCGGTGCCACGCGCACCTGGTCGGCGCCCCGTGCGGGCGAGCAGGTGCTGCTGCTGGCGCCGCACGGTGATCTGGCGCAGGCCGTGGTACTGCCGGCCATCTATCAGGACGCCCATCCGGCACCGGCGGCCAGTGCAGACATCGAGCAGGTCACCTTTCCCGACGGCTCGATGGCCGCCTACGACAGCGCGGCCCACACGCTGACCATCACGGCCGGCAGCGGCTCGGTCATCGTCAACTGCGACCAGGCCACCATCAATGCGGGCTCGAGCTTGACGCTCAACACGCCGTCCGCCACCTGCACAGGGGCGCTTACCGTGCAGGGCATGCTCACCTACACCGCCGGCATGACCGGCAGCGGCACTACGGCCATCTCGGGCACCGTGGCCGTCAGCGGGGGCCTGACCAACAACGGCACCGACGTGGGCGCCGGCCACCGGCACGCCGGGGTCGAGCCTGGGGACAAGTTCAGCGGGCCGCCGGTGTGAGTCGGGAGATGATCACGGCGACGGACGGATGACAAATGCTCGGCGAGAGGTTTGGGGTGCATTGCTGTTTATATCGGAACGAGTATAATGTGCAGCATGAAACCAGTGACCTTTCTGGGCGATTCACTCAAACGCCTGCGGGACTTCCCGGTCGATGCGCGCAGCGAGGCCGGTCGCCAGCTGGACGCTGTCCAGAAGGGGCGCCAGCCGGCCGACTTCAAGCCCATGCCAGGCATCGGTCCGGGCGTCGAAGAAATCCGGGTACGCGACCGAAGTGGTGCGTTTCGGGTGGTCTACACCGCCCGACGCGCTGAAGCGGTCTATGTGCTGCATGCGTTTCAGAAGAAGACCCAGCAAACCGAGAAAGCCGATATCGAGCTGGCCCGCAAGCGCTACCTCGAAATCGCCAGGAGCACGACATGAGCGAAACTGCACAAACCTTTGAGAGCGTCTGGGACGCGCTGGCCGATACGCCTGAAGAGGCCGCCAACCTGCGGGCGCGTTCAGACCTGATGGACGCCATTGCCGACATTATTGCCGCCAAGGGGTGGACCCAGGCCGAAGCCGCGCTTCACAGCGGCGTGACACAGCCGCGCATCAACGACCTGCTGCGCGGGCGTATTGGCAATTTCTCGCTGGACGCGCTGGTCAACATCGCCGCCCGTCTGGGACATCGCGTGCAGATGGTGGTGCTGGAGCCGGCCTGACCACCTGATACCGTCCATCGGACTGCCGATAATGGGTCGTCAGCGTGGTCCATAGGTGGCCCAGGACACACTGATCGGGCGCACTGCAAGCCAGCCGGGCGCCTCATCCAGAATACGAAAGCCGGAAAGGTTGCCATCAAACCACACCCGCGCCGCACGGACCACGGCTCGGGAATAACCACACGGGGACGCCGCCCGCAAAAGCCGTCAGCATGCCGGCCATGAACGGCATGGACGTAACCACGGGCCGGCGGCTTTCCGGCATCGATCACCTGCGGCAGAGCATCCGCGACATCCTCACGACCCCCATTGGGACGCGGGTGATGCGCCGCGACTACGGCTCGCGGCTCTTTCAGCTCATCGATGCGCCGATGAACGGCGCAACGCTCACGGCCATCTACGCTGCCACGGTTGAAGCGCTGGGCCGGTGGGAGCCGCGCATCAGCGTCGAGCGCGTCCGTGCCAGCCACGCCGCCCCCGGTCACGTAGCGCTCGACATCGAGGGCGTCTACCTGCCCGAGGGGCGGCCCGTGCTCCTGGAAGGCATCGAGGTGTCCGCATGAAGAACGCATTCTCCCAGATCGATCTGGGCCGGCTGCCATCGCCGACCGTGGTCGAGCCGCTGGATTTCGAGAGCATCCTCGATGCGATGCTCGTGGACCTGCGTCAGCGTGACCCGGCATTCGATGCGATGACCGAGGCCGACCCGGCCTTCAAGATTCTGCAGGTCTGCGCACTGCGCGAGCTGCTGCTGCGCACCCGCATCAACGAAGCGGCCCGGGCCACGATGCTGGCCTACGCCACAGGTGCGGACCTGGACCAGATCGCCGCCAACTACGGCGTGGCGCGCCTCGTGATCCGTCCCGGCAACCCGCAGGCCGTGCCGCCCGTGCCGCCCGTGCCGGCCACGATGGAGTCGGACGAGGCGCTGCGCAACCGGGTGACGCTGTCGCTGGAAGGCATGAGCACGGCCGGCCCGCGCGGCTCCTACGTGTTCCATACGTTGTCGGCCTCGGGAGATGTGGCCGATGTGGGCGTGGCCAGCCTGGAGCCGGGCACCGTCAACGTGGCGGTACTCTCGCGTACCGGCACGGGCGTGGCGCCCGGCGAGACCATCGCCGCCGTGGTCAACGCGCTCAACGCCGAGACGGTCCGGCCGCTGTGCGACACGGTCGATGTGCAGTCGGCGGAAATCGTCGATTACCGTATCGAGGCGGTGCTCACCGTCTACTCGGGTGCCGGGCAGGACGAGGTGCGCGACACCGCCATGCTGGCCGCCGAGCGCTACGCGGCCGAGCAGCACCGGCTGGGCCGGGACATCACGCGCTCGGGCGTCTTTGCCGCGCTCCACCAGCCCGGAGTACAGAACGTGCGGCTGGTGGCGCCGGCCAGTGATCTGGTCGTTGCCTGGAATCAGGCGCCGCACTGCACGGACATCACCGTCACCGTCGGAGGTGTCGATGACTGACGCGCCCCCTGCCAGCACACCTGCAGGCGCACCCGCCAGCGACGCCCTGCAGGCCGTGCCCAGCCTGCTGCCGCACAACGCCAGCCCCCAGGAGCGCGCCATCGAGGCTGCCACCGCACGCCTGGCCGACGTGCCAGTGCCGCTGCGTGACCTCTGGAACCCCGAGACCTGCCCGGCCGAGCTGCTGCCGTGGCTTGCGTGGGCCTTCGGGGTCGATGAATGGGAAAGCGGCTGGACGGAGGCGGCCAAGCGTGCGGCCATCCGGGATTCGGTCAACATCCACCGCCACAAGGGCACCGTGTGGGCCATCAAGCGCGTGCTGGCCAACGCCGGCCACGGTGATGCACAGCTCTTCGAGGGTGACAGCGCCAGCGGTTACGACGACACGTTCGATCACGACGCCGGCCGCAGCTACGGCGACCCCGAAGGGTGGGCCAAGTACAGCTTTGTGACCAACAGGGTGATCAGCGTGGCCGACGGCGAGAAGATCCGCGCGCTGCTGGCGGCCACGGCGCCGGCCCGCTGCCACCTGCAGGACCTCGCATTCACGGATGCCGTCTTCTATGACGACGAGTTCAGCTACGACGGCACCTACAACCACGGAGCAGTGTGACAACCATGGCAAACCTGCCAGAAGAATCGAAGTACGACGAAGGGGTCTACCAGATCGAACGGAAAGACCGTGTCGTCGGTGGCCCCGACGGGGTCAGCAACAAGAGCGCCCGGAATCTGGCCAACCGCACGAAGTGGCTGAAGGACCAGATTGCACGGCTCTTCAGTGAGAAGGCGGACAAGGCCAGCCCGACGTTCACGGGGCAGGTGCAGGTGCCGACCCCGGCCGACAACGACGACAGCACCTCTGCAGCCAGCACGAGCTGGGTGCGGCGTGTGATGCTGCCCAAGACCCACGCTGGCAGCCGTGGCGCTGCGGTGCACGGCGAGGCCACGACCACCGAGGCCGGGTTCATGTCACCGGCCGACAAGGTCAAGCTCAACGGAATTGCCACGGGGGCGCAGGCCAATGCGGTGACATCGGTGGCGGGCAGGACCGGGGCAGTGACGCTGGCGGCGGCCGACGTTAGCGGCGCGGCGCCGGAGTTTCGGCCGAGAATAACGGAGGCCGTGTTTGTAAGCACCAAGGCTTCTGGAGGCCAAAGTTCTCCGCCCGCCATCAAGACTGAAAGCTGGGTAGATATGCGGTCCAGTCCGGTTTTTGTGTCTTCACCGGCTACGATGGTCACTTTGCGTGGGCACCCGGGCATGTATCGAGGCGCAAACGCAGAAGACCAGGTGGCGAACATTGGCTATGTAAAGTCATATGTTTCCACCGACGCAGTGGCTTCCATCAACGGCAAGCGTGGCACCATCAACAAACTGGACGTGGCAGACGTAGAAGGGGCTGCCCCGCTCAATGCTCCACACTTCAAAGGAACCGTGGAGTTTGCGAATCATGTCAATTTCCGGGGTGGGGTTGCCTTTCATGACAATTCGTACGGCGTGCAGGTTTCCTCCCCGCCAGCAGGGGATAGCAGCGCCATGGTTCCGAACACCTGCTGGGTCAAACAAAACACTGTCGCTTCCATCAACGGCAAAAAGGGCGCCATAAACAAGCTTGCCGTCGCCGACGTGGAAGGCGTAGCGCCGCTGAACTCTCCCACCTTCACCGGAAATATCACGGTCCGTGGCCCGACGGATTTTGCCAATGGCGTGCGCGTGACCTGCAATACCGTTGCCAACGAAGACGACAGCTTCCACATGGCCAACACCCAGTGGGTGCGGCGTGCCATGGCGCACATTGCAAGTTCTGCCGGCTTTGTGCACAGGCTGAACGGTGCATGGGGGTTTCTGAAATTTCCCAGCTGGCTGGGAGGTGCGGTCATTCAGTGGATGGAGGCCAGTTCGACAGAAACGACATACAACCGCAAGAATTGGCCGATTGCGTTTCCGCGCGACGTGTCTGGTCTCTTCATTACGCCCAGGAATGGGAACGCATGGACTGTTGCGGCGTCCTCTGAGGGGCCGCAAACTGTTGTTTGGGAATGTCCCAACGCGCGTAATGGGCGCAATTGTTCGGTGATGATTCTTGGTTTTGGGTGGTGAAACGATGTTTGCACTTGGATTTCAGATGTACTACTCCCCGTCGCTGGGTGGGTTTTATTGCGAAGAGATCAACGGCGAATTCATGCCCGTTGACTGCGTACCCATCAGCGACGAGCTGTACGAATCGTTGATGGCGGGCTCTCAGGCCGGTATGGCCATCGTGTCGGACGAGAAGGAAATTGCGCGCTGCGTGACCCAGGAAGAGGCCCGCAGGCTGCGCGAGACGGCGCAACCCACAGCGCTGCAGAAGTCCGTCGAGGAAATCGAGGCGCTGCGGCAGGAGGCGTACCGCAAGGAAGCCGATCCGCTGTTCTTCAAGGCCCAGCGCGGCAAGGCCACGATGGAGGAGTGGAAAGCCAAGATCGCCGAGATCAAGAAACGCTACCCGAGCCCCATCCCCGGCGCCGATGACGAGACAGCCGAGGATGCACCGCCCGAAGATAATGCGCAGGTCCATGAAGAAACCTCCGCGCAGAACGGCGCTGACGCGACTGGTGCAGCAGGTACGGTTGATGCAGCTGGTGCCGCCGATGCGCAGGACAGCACGGGCCTGCCGAGCGATGCAGCCCCGCAGAACGAGGCCGCAGGCACCATCGAGGCACCCGAACAGCCGGCTGCTGACCAGGACGAGAGCACGGCACCCCAGACTGAACCTGTGGCCGAGGCCAGCCCGCCAGCAGAACCAGAAGCCGAGGCGCAGGCCACCGATGAGCCGGTCGCCGAGGTCGAACCGACTGTCGAGCACGAGGCGTCCAGCGAAGAGCCGCCGGAACCGACACCGCCCACCGAGGCGCCGGCCACCGCCACCGACGACACCCCCGCCGATG